AAGAGGAAACGTCTCTTCATTTGATAGCTCCTGCATTTTCTATAATCTCCAACAATTCATCATCATCAACTATCTCTTTGCCACTGCCGTCACAAGCAGGGCAGTCTTCATGAGACACATCATCATCTTCAAAAGCAGGAGTATCCCAAATCCATCCAGTTCCTCTGCATTGCAAACAATCAGTCTGTAAAAAAGTCATCTGGCGTTACCTTCCCTTCAGTAGCTCTGTAGATGATCTGCATCACCCTCAAGCTTGGTTGCCTTTCACCCGCAATAATTCTGGACACAGTTGCTTTAGATAGTCCACACTTGTGAGCAAATTTAGTTTGGGTCAGCTTGTTCTGGCGTATGTAATGTCTGAGTTTCATAAGTTAATTGTAAATTAGTTGTTGACACAAAGTCAAATCATATCTACTTCTACCACTATAAACCACTGTGAGGAACGGATTAACATGGAAGTACCAGCAACATTAAAAGAAATGGGTTATGCACATGATAGCGCATCTGGGGCTACGGCTCCTAAAGATGAGATGATTTTAAAGCTGTGGGTGCGCCACAATAATATGCGCCTTCCAATGGCTGCTAGACCTTGGGCTGGAATTTGTGTTCAACAAGGTGTGGACCTAGCACTTGGATTAGCAGACTATAATGAGATGCTTGGTCAGCAAGAGCCTACCGACATGGCGCAAGCTGTTCGCTCTGCGATGTCAAAGTATGACGAATACAAACCGCGCGATTGGGATGGCGGTAAAGATGCCGAAGAGTTTGACGCTTTTCGTGAGCATATCCCAGAAATGGTTGCTGTTGGTATCGCTTCAGTAAAAGATTGTTTTTCTCAAGCTAATTTAATTGAAGGTGAGTATCAGCGTTGGCTTAAGGTTGATGGCTTAGATGTCCCTGTAATGCTTTATCAAGATTATAGTGCGGGTGGTATGCAAGCTGACCTAAAGTGTAGCTTGCTGCTTCGCAACCCACCCAAAAAAGATGGCACAAGAAGTTGGCGCATACCAAAGCCGCGCACGACTCCAACATGGCAACAGGTTATGCAACAGGCTGTCTATTGGAAAGCTACAGGTCAAATGCCTTCACTGCTTTTTGTCACAGCTTCCGGCTATCACATAGCCAATTCACAGAATTGTGAAGCCCTCACAGAAGATTCACTTAACAGGGCTTTCAATGATGCAGTCAGGTCTTGGAAGACTACACAGAACCTAATTAGGGCTGCATACGGCAACTGGAACACGCTTGCTGGACTGGTTCAACCAGACTTTAATGAAATATCCAGAAGGCATGGGCCATCAATCACACAACTAGCAAGACAACTATGGAGTGACTAATATGTTTGAGCAAATTTGGGGTTATTTAACTGGCGCAAAGGAAGGCAAGGAAATTGTCTGGGATTGGCCTGATGATAACTCAGAAAAAATCCCGCCTAAATATGTTGCTAATCTTTGCAAACGGATGCAGGTAAATGACTACATCATTTGTCCAAGCCGTAGAGAATCAGGCAGGGTTTTTAGTTGGCATCGCCGCAACACAGATAACCAGCTTATCACCCGTTCCATTATGAAAAATGGCAAAGCAGTAATTAAAGTTTGGAGAATCAGATGAACGATTTATTTGAAACACCAGCTTATAAGCTGTATCGGCAGACTGACCCCCAGACTAGCCGTGAGGCGGCGCAAAGTCTGGAAGTCAGTGCGATGGAACGTACCGTTGCGGAAGCTATCAAAGGCTTTCGTGCGGCAGGATGTATCTCTGATCAAGTCCTAGATGCCCTGCCGCAACACCGCTATAGCACAGTCACGGCTAGGTACAAACAGCTAAAAGAGAAAGGAATTATCTTTGTGGATGACCGCAAGGCAAAGGGTGCGTCTGGCAGAGGTCAGCTAATAATGTGGCATAAAGATTTTTATAGGGAGCAAGCTAATGACTGATCAAGAAATGGAAATGTGGCAACACATTGATGAGTGCCGCGATGAAGTTAAGAAATTAACTGAACAACTTACTGATTTGCAAAATGCTTTTACAGTATTTACTAACCTGTTAGCTGACAATTTCGAGAGGAGAAATAATGAGCGACCTAATTAAATGTATGGATGCCGTCAATGAGTTGAACAAAACTCATGGTGTCAAACAGCGTGGCGGCAAGATGTACACTCAAGTTGTGCATCGCATGGAAGCCTTCCGCAGACACTTTGGTATATCGTGCGGCGTTAATACGTCTGTCTTGGTTGATGATGGTCAGCGTGTAGTTATCAAGGCTATCATCACTAATGCTGATGGTATCCAGATAGGCTCTGGTATGGCTGAAGAGATAAGAGGCCAAGGCCATGTCAATCAAACATCTGCATTAGAAAATGCCGAAACATCTGCTATCGGTAGAGCGTTAAGCTCTATCGGTCTGGCTGGCGGTGAGTATGCGTCTGCTAATGAAATAGATGCAGTCAGCAGGAAAGAGGAAGCAAAGAAAGACCCTGCTCCTGTTCCTGTTCCTACTGCTACCGAAGTTGCAAAGAAAGAAACCCCAAAAGAAATAACAGAAGAGGTAAGAAAAGCTCAACTGTTCATGGGTGAAGTAAATGCAAAGTTGCCTAATCTTAAGCTGTTTACTGCGGTCAAAGAGTACATGGCTAATCCCTGGGTTAAAGAAAATATGAAGAACGCAGAGCTTCATGCACCCGAATTATATAAAATGATCCGTGACAGATTTGTTTTGCGGGTAAACCAAGTGAAAGTAGCAGGAGAATAAAATGGCGAAAAAGTTTATAAAGCTAACCACAATCCGTTGTTTCCCAAACAATGATGGTCAGGCCAAGTCTAAATATGGCAACAGCAAATGGAAGCCGTGGAAGGACGGATCTCCTGCTGACATTCACCTTCGTTCTGAAGCTAGTTACTCTGTGCAAGTTTATGAGAACGACGATGGCACATTGGGTATTAACATTGCTGAAGTGCAAGACTACGAATCATCAGACAGTATTGCTGACGGCATTTCGCAAGGTGGATTAAAGCCTGTTGGTGATGCAATCAATAAGAAGTTCCAACCTGCCGCTGGGCCAGTGGATGTTGAGGGTCTTGCTGATGACGATATTCCCTTCTAAGGCTGATGTCTCAGACAAGCTCCTCTATACAGCTAAAGAGGCTTGCTTGATTATCTTCGGAAGCAATGACAAAACGAAGATGAATCTTATGTATCGCTTGTTAAAGAGCAACAGGATAGACGCAGAGCGTGTTGGTAACACATGGTTTATCCCAAGACGGGAGCTTGTTAAGCTTAATGGAAAAGACCTTGTGTGATGATTGCTCGAAAGAAGCAACCCAAACCGTCAAGAACAGGCAGTTCTGCTCACACTGTGCAATGCGTGTACTGCAACAAGACGATGCTTGCATCGGATACGGGATGGGTGGTGAATGGTCTGGGGGTTGTGCTATGTCACAGTCTGTTACCAGATGATTGTTTCTCTAGCTTCCGAAAAGAATCAGAGGCGGCTAGAGGCAAGGGAGTTAGCTGAAGGTTACTACCTTGCTTTAATAAGCGCAGGATGGGGGCTATACCGCATTGGCAAAGAGCATAACATTGAGCCAATATACCCGAAAGGGAAAGGTATACTCCCTGATTGCACTGTTTCTGTAGGCATATGGACAGAAGAATACTTAATAGACCAACTGTCTGATTACATTCTTTATGGGGAAAAGTATTTGATATGAAACAATATAAATGTTCCAGCGAAATGACTATCGAAGAGTTCAAAAAGGACTTAGAGGAAATAAAAAATAGAGCGAAAGAAGTGGAGCCAGTTAAAAATAATATTCGGCACAAGAAAGGAAAGCTTCCCTTAACTGTTTCCAACGCATTGTTTTACAACGGAACAAGAAAGAAAAACTAACCCACTTCTTTTGTAGAAAAGGGGGCCACAAACCCCCCTTTCGTGTCATTTTTTCTTTTTAGCTTTATTACGCTTAGATATAGCAGAGGCTTTGCGTTTAGCATCAGACTTACTGCTTGCACCCCAAGCCCTAAGAGACAACAACAGTCTAGTCGGCTTGCCGTTCTTCTTCTCAGGCCCACGCATACCACCCATTCTAGCTAGGAAACTGGCCCTTCTAGGGTTGTCGCCCTTCTTTACTGGTGCTTTTAGCTTGCCACCTTTATAAGATGCCCTTCCCTTGGCGTTTAAACCGCCCTTGGGGTTCTTCCCTGCTTTGCGTGTCCATGCAGGAGACTTAGCCATCGTCGCTCTCCACAGCCCTCATACGGTCTACTAAACGCCTAGCCCGATTCGGAACTTGCGTATACCAACGGCTATCGACCATTTCATCTGCGGCTTTATTCCAATCACGGGCATCAACGCCAGCCTTCATACCTTTGAATTTAGATAAGCGAGGTCTGCCCAGATTAAACATCATGTTAGCTACGATGTGCTGGCACTCTTGTGGTAGATCATCAAAGTCAGAGTAAAGAGTTTTGCACTCATCAACAGCTATAGCCATATCAAGATTAAACACTTGATGCACTCGCTCTTGCTCAATGACTGTGCCGACAGGCTTGCCGTATTCTTTATCTTCTTTGGTTACAAGATGACCAATGCCGAATGTGGGTAAGCCAAGATGATCTAAATAGATCTCGTACTTACAGCCCTCATCTTCCGCAAGCTCAACCCGTAGCTGAGTTACATTCATTTCTTTTTCTTCTTTGCTGTCTTGGCAGATTGCTTGAAAGCTTTAGCAGTAGGCGCACCCTTTGCTCCAACTTTCCGCATCTTCTCACCAGAACCAGCGGCAATGCGCTTTTTCTTGGCATGGATGTTGGCATATAAACCTTTTTTCATTTCGTTAATCCTTTTGACTTTTCATAACTACGCATCCCGCCCAATCCTAATAACCCTAATAGTACAGTCATAAGACTATCCATGTCAAAAGCAGGGTAAGGCACAGCTTCTATTCCCATGTAGGCTGTCACTACATCCATAGTAGGGAACACTAAAAAGTGGGCAAATAAAGCTAAGCTACAGCACCAACCAACACTAGGACGCCAGCCCGACACAAACAGGTTTCTTGACTTGGCCTCTTCAGCATTTATCGCCAACTGGCCTTTCGCTAATTCCTGCGCGTGGTTGTCTGCCATTGTCGCTAGATCGTGGGCTAACTTGTTCTTCTGATCCTTGTCCTCTATGAACTTGTCCAGTAATCCTGTCACTGGCCCTATTAACGCTTGCAACATTTTGCCTTCTCCTATTAGCTAAAGCCTGTGCTGTAGTAGTTCGGTTATTCATACTCCAAATCATTTTGTTAATTTTCCATCGGTATATGCATTGGCCCCAAAATAAGCCGCAACAAGAGCAGAGTTAGCTACAAAATAAGTAGGAGCAATATTTCCTATGATTGTTGCCGCACTGTCATATCCAAGCATAGCTGTAATTAAAATAGCCGCTGGATAATTTAAAGTTCCAAACAAAGCAAACCAAGTCATGTACCTCATTGAGTCACGCCTAGCATCTGCATCTTCAAGTTCTTTTCTTTTAAACTCTAACGCCATAGACAACTCTTCATCGCAAAGAACATTATCTCCGTTAGTATCAAACTTTGAATAAGCACTATCTTTCTGTAACTTTTTTTGCGTCATTACGCTCTCTTGTATTTGTTCTCACATTTATAAGACACTGACTTGTAGGGGGCTGGGAATAAAAGCTGTGTGTCTTGGAACATCTGAAGTACACGCTCAATACACTCAGACTGTCTATCGTATGGGCCTTTAGCATCTATTACTTTAATGCAATCACTACCAAGTAGCGGGGCACATATTATAAGAACAGCAGTAAACATCAGTCACCTGCAAAGATTATTGATAATGTAATACATGCAACCACAAAAATTAAAGCAAGAAGAGATATACCAACTGTCTTAGCAACCTCCATCATCTCATGGTTCTTGCGGTTCTGTTCTATCTGTTGTTCCTTTGCTTCTTGCTTGGCTTCCTGTATGCGTCTAGCTCGTTCATTGACAATGCTTTGCCAAGTTCCGTGACCAAACCTTTGGTCTACCATTACAGAAACCTCATACAGCTTCTCAGCCGCCAGCTTTGCATCTATAGTTTCTTTAGCTACAGTGTTAACACTAAACTGACTAGCACCAGCCTTCTTGTTCCTGGCTTTCTGAGCTTGTTGCTCACCAAGAAACAAGTTGTCTATGTGCCCAGCTATCTCACCAATGTCATTAGCTGTACCGATAGCGGACTTGATGCCATCTACAGCAGATTTAACAAGAGCAATCCCTGCAAGGGTTTCAGCTATCATTACGTTTCCGATACATAGAGTAAGCTCTGCCACACACCACAACAAAAGATACAACAGCAGTAGCCAAAGCAAACCAGCCTGTTAAAGCATTAACCCACAGCGGAGCTGTTATCCCACCACCTATAATGGCTATGTCAGTGTGAATGTCTTTCATCTTATAACTCATCAGGCCAGTTATTTATTGGTGGTTTGCCATTCGGCTCACCATCACTATCAACAGGCGTGTCAAACAAAGCCATGAACGCATCAATGTCTGACGCATTGTCTATTGCTGTTTCGATTGTGCCAGAAGAAGTACGAACAGCGGCTCTATAATTTGCAACTGCGGTGCTGAGTGTCTTACTGCTATCTTCTTGCAAGCGGATAACCATCCAGTCAGTACCAGCTAACAACGCACCAGCCGTAACTTTTGTCTGAGCCTTGTACTGCGACTTTAGCCCAAGTGTTACGCCCTGTTCGCCTGTCATATCATCGACAACAGCGTTGCCATCATCATCGACCCAGAGCGTGTCATCAAGGTCACGGGCTACGCCAGCCGACCAGTAGAAGCGATTGTCAAATGGTGCTGGGTCATCTTCCCAAACAAGCCCCTTGTCGGCTTTTGTAGTGTTATCCCAGACCATCCAATTATACGGATGCTGAGTACCAGAGCTATCAACCCAAGCCTTACCCGCCCGAATGATTTTGTTGTTGTATTTCCACATTGTAAGCTCCTATCGGGCGTTAGAATATTTAAAAGGCTGTTCGGCAAATGCTAAAAATATATGAGTATTGGAGGCACCCATATCCCCTGTGCTTGCACGGATTTTAAACCCGTTACTCAAAAAATCTACTTCGTTTCCTCGATTAGAAATTGTAGTTTCAGTGCCAGCGTCATTTGCGGCTAGTGAACGAGTGTTTCCATTGGTATTAGGGTAAACTTTATTATCAGTTATCATCCAAAAACCTGACGCACCTGCCTCTTTAATCATAACCCAAGCGGGGCGGAAATTTAGCGACACATAGGTGCCGTCAGCGTTTCCATTTCCGGTGTAACTGCCAGCCTTACAGTACCCGTCGATGTCTGCAAAGCAATAAGCTATGTAGTCTTCATCGGTTGCATTTGTTTGATGATTTGAGCCAACTGAAAAAACCGAATCGCTAGGAGTTGTGTCATTCCAAACTTGCGCCGCACTTGCTGACCCATTACTTTCATTCAGCTTCAAATAATTACCAGCACCGATTGCATTGTGATAAACAGCCCAGTCATCTCCTTGGTCTAGGTTTTTAGCAATAACCATTGTCGGTGCTGTAGCTACTCCACCAACCGTTAAATTATGCGGTATCGTATGACCCGCTGTGCCGTTACCAGTATATTTAATAATAGAAAAGCCAGCATCAGTATTTACAGAACCAGCGTAAGTTTTTGCTGTGCCTGACCCTGTTGTGTTGCCAGACACGGCTGTGCCAGCTTTCCAATTCCAAGAGACTATGCCTTTTGCGTTTTCATTTAATGCACCATCACCACCAACAGTAAAACCGTCAGTGCCAAACGCTGTTAAGCCGTTGGCTTTTGTTGTTTCAGTAGAAGTTCCAGTTATTTCAAGACGCTTCTCAACGCCTCTAACAGAATCATACATTACATGATTGTAAGTGTTGCCCCTGTTTTTGCCCCAGACCCAATCCGGCTGGAAGCCAACGCCAGTAATGCTTTGAGTACCACTGTTGCCAGTGTATAGCACCGTATTGAAATAATCCTCACCCGAAATTATCGCTGGCTCTGGCAGGTTGGCTGTACACAAAGATGTGTAGCCAGAAGGAACAGCATACTCAAACGTCCCGATGCCATTGCTGTCAGTATTTGCAGAGGAAACATTCGCGCTGTCTTGCCCAAAGTTCACTTCCCAGCCTCCACCAGAACCACCGTTATGAGCGAAAAATGGTATGTATGTTACGCCTTCAGTGAGAAGAAAAACTCTGTTTGTACCATCTGAAAAATCAGGAGTGCCGTTAATATAAACGCCGTTTACAGCAACCCACACCCAGCGATTATCCATGTCTATAGCGAAGCTAACAGTTCCACTCGCTTGAGTGTCTATATGACTTTGAAAATTGTTAGTGTTGCCAAGACTGCTGTTTCTAATTGAATTTTTATGGCTATACCAGATGATATAATCACCTGCTGTATTGATAAAATTAGCAGTCTTACCGACTACAGGAATCGTTGAATCAAATACTCCTGCAAAGCATGTTAAAGAACCACCAGTATTTGCTCCGCTAAAATCGCCTTCCCAATACCATTTGCCAGAGAGAGGTAGTGACATTGTTGCTGGTGCAATCGTATATCCAGAACCAGAAGTTGAGTTCATTGCGGCTTTCAAATTGCCTTCGCTTAGAGTGACGGAACTACTTGCTTTATGCAGTGGGTTCATCGTAGCAAAATTATTCGTCGGGCTGTCTGGCACCACATCTGAAGCAACAAGGGCGGAGACAGCGAAGTTATTGCCAAGACCGGACTGGTCATCTCCAATATTAGTTTGAGCCGTTGTGTCTTGGGCTGTTGTTGCAGTTCCTGTAGCTTCAAACGTGAGGTGAAAGCCATTATCGCCGTAGGTCAAACCGCTACTAATATCCTTCGGAATCCATATGCCGTCCTTTAGCTCTCCAAAACTATCATGACTCACAGCCGCAGAATCTATCGACACAAATTCAGCTATGTAACCGTCAAAGTAATTGCCTGTGCTTCTGCCAATATAAGTTAATTTGTTATTAGTGAATTGGCTGTTTTCCGAAGTAGTAGGATAATCTGCACTATCAAAAACAGTTTCTCTTACGCCGTTGATGTACAGCTTGAGACGGTCAGTCTCTGTTGAATTATCGCGGTCAAAGATTAAATGGATGTGATACCAACTGCTGACATCTCTGAAAACCCTAGTGGTATCTAATTGTGATGTAGCACTACCAGCGGATTCAGTTCTGTATCTTAGCGTGTCATCAGACAGAAATTGAATAACAGACGAGTCATTGTGGTTACTGGGAAACGAACTTCCTACAGCATACATCATTTGCGTACTGCCTAGATTTCCACGCTTCACCCAGAATGATGTAGTGTTTAAGTTTCTGCCGTTTGAACTATTTGCATCAGGGTTTCTGCTAAGATGTGCGCTATCGCCATCCTCGAACCTCAAAGACTGGCTTATGCTGTGCGGATAGAAGCCAGAAGCTGGGCTAGATAACCATTTATCAGAACTAAACATTAGCTGAACGCCAGTTGTGGTGCGCCTAACAAGATAGAGTTGTCTGCTTTAATAATGTAAGGCACAACATCATAAGCATTGTTCGTTGCTGAGATTGTTAGTCCAGCACCGCCAGCCGATTCATAATCACCATGCAAAGACAGAGTTGCCGCCGCACCTGATGAAGGGTTGATAAAGATGATAGTGCCTGTCTGACCTATCTGACTGGCCTCTGTGGTAGGCGCGGCTAATGTGTTAGAGCCAGCTGCTAGGGTAATTATGAAGTTTTGATATGTGTCGAAGTCCAGCACACCGCTAGTTGCAGATAGAGCAGCTGTATAAGTTGATGGAACCTGTGCCTTAGTAAAGGTGTTCTGGTCGCTTGTCTTAACTACAACGCCCTGCAAACTCACTGCACCAGATGACACTGTAAAATCAGCAGTTGCAAAAGAAGCTATGCCTTTGTTGGATACAGTTGCATCCTCCCCAGCAATAGTAAGCGTGTCAGTTGCGGATACAGTAGCATCAATGCCCTCGCCGCTAGTTATTGTAAGAGTATTGCCATTGTCGATAGACTGCGTTGTAGACCCGTCTGTAAGACTAAATCCGCCAGATGCGTCTACACCTGAGTAACTAAAGTCAACTCTAATGCCATCAGTATTACTAAATGATCCGTTAGAAACAACATGCGTAACCGGCACCTTAGTATAGCCAGACGCATCAGTTACAGCACCAGAAACTTTGAACACTGCAAAAGTAGATGCTGTTCCTTCTTTCTCAATATGAATGATGCCACGGGCCGTTGCGTTTGATATATCGTCAAAGCTTTGAACAAAACCGCTAATATCAACTGAGTTATCATCAGCGTCATCTATATACAAAATGCTTACACTGCTTATTGTACCGTTGTTAAATGCCAACTTACCAGCACCAGGGTCGGCATCAGAAGTGGCTGAACTCCAAGTCATCTGCAAGCCAGCACTATTACCTGTTGCTCCTGTTGCACCTGTAGGAATACCTAGCGCTAACGCTAAAGCACCAGTTCCGACTGTGTAAGTGGCTGATGCTGTAGGGCTACCACCAACAGACACAGATGATGCTGTAGCTGACACAGTATCAACCTTGCCCTCAGTAACAGAAAGCTCACCACTACCGTCAAAACCAAGTATTTTGTTAGCTCTAGCTGTTGCTCCAACGGTAAATTCCGTAGATGTCATAGTGTTTGTACGAGAAATCTTGATAGATCTGCCCTGCTCCTCTGCAATTTCTTGAGCAATAAACGTTAGCTTATCAAGAGCGTCTTCATGCGAGGCTGCTGGGAAAGGGTCATTAGGAGTGTAATCAGTTGTTTGAGTTTGTGCCGTTGATCTTAGCAGAACAACAGTCTCTCCATCCGCAGGAGCAGAACCGAATGTAATATTTCCGCCAGTTGCTACACCTACATTTGAAACCGTGTAATGAGTTGTCTTTGTTTTGACAGTTTCAGCACCAGTAGAATCGGTTTTAATAATGACAGTAATATCGTCATCATCAAATATCTTAAAGTCATACGGAAAGACAGTAGTGGTGCCGTCACCGTCTGCACTTTTCTTTGTTGTAACGCTACTAACTGTCATGTCTATCTCCGTGTTGGCCTATTATATCAAAAAATAGAGTTGTGTGAAAGGATCTTAAAACCTTACCGCTGTCTGGCTAGGAGGGAAATAAAATGTTTGGTCTGTATCTTTCTTCATTCTTCTTTCCATCCTGCGTAAATACCCAGGGTTTACATGCTCCATCATTCCGTGAATAAATAAATAATCTAAGGCTGTCTTTGTATAGAATAAGTTAATTCCAGGGATGTTACTCTTTGCAAACTGTACGCTGTTCTTCAAAATTGCATCAGGATCTCCAGACTTAACACTACCGTATATCTTGTCTATCTGCTCAATAGAACCAAACGTAGGGCCAGACATTGTTTGCAAAAGACCTCTGCCAAATTTCTGATGTTCTCCAAACAGCACATCTCCGTAAATGCCTAACCCGCCACCTTGAACAATAGCTCTTGTTAAAAGTTTAGGGTTTAACCCATACTCATCGCCAAACACTTCTTCTGGTGACTTGCCTTTCATAATGTCTTTCATGGTGACTGACAGGTAGCCCATCATAGTTGTGCCAACCATCATTTGAGCCACCCCAAACAGGCCACTCTTGCCTTCTTCAATTCTTGCGTAACGCTGTCTCTGTGCGGCCTTAGTTACATAAGTAACAGGGAAAGCCTTAAACTGCATAAACGCTCTGATAGCCTCACCAAGCACAGTGCCACGCTCAGTGCCTACATTCATGTAAGCTCTTTCTTTGGCACCTGGGGTTGGTATAGCAGTCTCAGCCGAATCGGTTATATACATAGAATATTTTGCCATAAGGTCATTCTTGTACTTGTCGATAGATGCTTTGGTTGCTGTCTTAACAGGGCGTTTTCTACCAGCGTTAGTCTTAGCTAAAGCAGCAGCCTCTATGACATTGGCGGGAATATTATCTACTCCACCAGCAAACATATAAGCCCTGCCATCCGCCGCAGTCATGTCCATTTGCCGCAACACATCCCACTCAGCTTCGTTTATGTCATATCTTTGTAAGCTGTTGCGTGTTCTGACGTTTAGTTCAGAAAATTGATTGCCTTTATAAGTGGCTAGATCGGCGGCTAACAGTTTAGCTACACCTGATTTCTGGTCATCGTTCCAAAACGTCATAAGGTTTAATCTAAAATAATGTTGTTGCGCTTTCCCTATTGTCCCAGGCAAACTATCATTAGAGCCAAACCTAGCGTGTGTACTTCCCATCGCGCCTTCTATACCTACACCCAAAAGATAAGCCAATCTTTTCTGGTCTTTGCCTTTGAAGCGAGAGAAAACAAACCCAAGAGATTTAGCGTAAGAACCAAATATCCCTCTGTCTGTGTTGCTATTTATAAATGTTGCGTTTGTAGCAATATCACCAAATGACGAAATAGTTGCTGCGCCTAGCTTTGCCATTGATTGTATCATTCGCCAACCAGACGCAAGGCCAGCAAAGTCAGCCCCAAACAATATAGGTCTACTAGACCCTCTTGCCTTTGAACTGCCATCTATTTCTTTAAATTGGTTTCTTAAGTTAAAATCTTTTACTGAGTCTAAAACCAATACATCCCCAGCATTGCCAGATCTTACATCGTTCAAAACTCTATCAAACATTGCTGTAGGGTTTGTCCCAAAAACTTCCATCAACCCAATGGACTGTGCATCATGGTCAATTCCAGATATAACAGCATCAACTAGGCTCATGCGAGTGTACTTTTTTGAGTATTCATAAGCAGCAGTGCCGTTCTCAAAGTGTATTGTACGGCTCTGGCTTAATTTCTTAGCCATGTTTGATGGCCCTTTGAAAGCTCCAACAGGGTCAGCAGAATTAGTGTTTGGGTCTAACTTTTGGTGTTGCCCTGTAACAAGATTGCCCCACATATCACTAAGAAACATCTCGTCAGTGTATGGAACTTTTTTCCCGTCAATGGTTGTGAATGATGGTTTATTGTCAAAAGTTTTTCGGCTTAACCTATTAGGTTCAAGCATGTAGTCTACCCATTCTTTTTTTGATACCTCTAGCTCGTCTGCTGTTTTAGCACCTTTCCTTAATAAAATTGGGTCATGCCCCTGACGAACAGCGTAGTTCTCTAGCTCCGCAATAACAGTGCCATGCAAGTTTTTCCTATCAAGACGAACTTTTTGATGAGCCTTAATAATGTCAGCAACTTTTTTTGCTTCCGCCCCACCCGCTTGATTAACATCGAAATCAACAAAGTTTCCGTTAGCGTCTTGTTCTTTAGCAAACATAGCTCTGTAAATAAGTTCCTCTGCGTCCTTGCTTTTGAAGAACTTTTCAAGCCCAGCATCATTTATAGATGCAAGTAATGTGCCTTGGTAGTGCGTGTTTAAGGCGTGTTGCCTTGCGTCAACGCTCTTGAAGTTTCCAAGTTGGGCACTGCCCACCATTACGCTAGACAAAGCCTCTGACGGGTTATCAGGGTTTTTTCTAATAACTGTCATTATATCAATGTATGCCTTGGCGTTAAGTATTCTGTTTCTCTTTTCGATAACAGCATTAGTCTTAGTCTGCCTTGCTATGTTCTTAGCTAGTTTAGCTAGGTCAGTGTACTCTTCAGCCAAAGAGTTTTCTGCGCGTTTTTGTAGCCGACCCTCAAGAACGTCTATGATTTCTTGCGCTTCTTCTTTGTTAAAAGACAGACCATCTTTTTTGGCGGCAGCTAGTATTGCTTCACTACAACTCATTAGCCTTGGCTCCTTACAATACACGCACGACCAGCTTCAACATAGTTTTCAATGTTTTCCGCACTAGCCTCTAGGTCAGTAATTTCTTCCAAAGATTGTCTTGCTTCTGCGGGTAGCATTGCTAAGTTTTCTTCAGTTGTTATCTCGCTTAACAAGACTTGGTTTTCTTGCTCAATAGCATTAGCATCGAACTCATCTTGCTTTAAAGATTGAGATTTAATTTCATCTACATCATCAGAATATTCAGCAAGCCTACCCAAATTACTAGGCTCTGGTTGTACTTCTTGCGCTTCTGTTACAGGTGCATCAGCTTGTTGTTGCGTAACAGTTTGACGCTTTTCAAGCATGTCATTTTGAATATCTTGGATTGCTTGTTTTTTTTGTTTTTGTTTTTCTGCATAAATGCGTGGCTGATCAACTTGTGGCAAAGCATCGCCTTTTCGGTCTACTTCTACCCAACCAGAGCCACCAAAACCATCGTCCTCTTGGAAGTCTAAATACCTAGTCGTCGTGCCATCAGTAATAGATATAATTTTTTCTCTAGGATCAAGACTAGGTTTACCGGCTATTATGATTGGTACGTTTTTAGACGTAAACTTAGGAGGTGTAAGTTCTGCCGCTTCAACCTCTACATCTGGCTCCGCTGGACGTTCTATAGTTTTTCCAGAACGCCTATCCATTTCTACTTCAATAGCCTTTTTATCAGCTAATTTTTTAGGGTCATTGGGAAAATACTCTTTAATTTGCTTATCAAGCACAGCAGACATTTGCGCTAGTTCTTCTGGCGTAGCCTCAGACAACTTTCTTTCAAAGAAGTCTGGCAAATCCCCAAACGTGGAATCACCTACATTTACTGTGTATTCTTCATCAAAAGGAGATTTGACGGGCGTTTTATCTACCTCATTAGCAACCTTCTCAGCCCTTGCAGACGCAACAGCCTCGCCATCTCTAACAACGCTAGTTACATTAACTTCTTGATCTTGCAACACTTGACCGATAGCCGTGTTCTGAGCTTGCTCTTTGCTTTTTGGAGGTAGCTTTCTAAGGCGGTCTGACAGTTTACCAACACCATAAAACAGGGAGCCACCCAAAGCCGCACCAACCGCCACATTTAAAAAGCTATCCATCAAGCGATAATCACGGTCTTGCTCCGCCGCTGCCGCACCAATAACCAACGGCTCAACAATAGCGGCACCTACAGCACCATCCATCGCGCCAGTCATAAAACGCTTTGATCCAGTGCGACTTGCTGTTGTCGCCATTCTCCCAAGAGCAACAGAAGGGATAAACGCAGATGCTACGTTTAGAGGGTCAAGCATACTACCCGCTAAAGAAACAGCAAACTGCGCCGCGCCAAGACCAAATCCGCCTCTGGATCTGCCTAACGTAGTTCTGAAATCCAAACGCTCGTCATGTCGCTCTGATAAAAGCTGTGCTAAACCTTCTTTAATACCTTCTTCGCCTACCTCAATGCCTTCTCTAAAGTAGTCGCTAGAGGCCCATGCGTCCTTGCTGAGTGTGCTTCCTTCTGTTCCCTTGCCTATGTACTGCTCTGACAGTCTTCCAAGCGCATTGGCGGGGTTGTAATAAAGAGTTTCGTTAAACGTAGCACCCAAAACATCCATCGTCCCAGCTTTGGCATAGTCATGGTATTGTTGGGTTAGGTTTTCATCCTCTTCCTGTTCTGGGATATACATATCAACCATTAGAACAACTGCCCTGCTAATATAACTTGGCTAAACGCCGCCCTTTTCCTGTCAAGAATTTGGCCTCTTGTCCGTCCATACACCTCAAGATACTCAGAAGTAGTGGCACTTAATTTGGAAAATGGTACGGTTATGTAAGGGTCTTGCCCGTCTTCTACTGTGCGCGTAACCATGTTTCCAAGTGCGTCTACAAGGTACACACTTTTGTTATCGGTGGTTGTGCGCCAAGAGCCATACTGCATTAGGTCACTAAAGTATTCGTTTTCGTCTGCTGTTGCTTCCTGTTCGCTGGAGCCTTGGCGTGACGGTGGTGCCTTAACAATACTTCTTAAATACTCTTCATTCATGCTTAAGGAATCACCTAACAACTCAGTCATCTCAGCAGGGTTTCTAAACTCACCAGAAGCAAAGCGTATCTTTTGATCATTAACTTCATGGAACTCAAAATGACTTCCAATAACATCTTCATAAGCTCTATCAACTGCGGCGTTTACATCTGTTTCTGAGCCACTGGTGATATACCCTAACGCTGTGTTTCTAACGATGTCTCTCATTCCAAACACATGAGAAGCCCTGCCAGATGTCATGCCACCGCCTAACACATCATTTGAAATGCCACCAAGTAAACTAGATGAATAATCGCCAATAAGTTCTGTAGCCCTTGTTTCGACTGCATCTCTGACATCTTTGGGTTGAGATTTATAACCATTGACCATCTCCGCCCTGTTAAAAATATCTACAGCTTTCATTGCTACGGAATTTGGATAAGCAATAATAAGGTTGTCAACTTTGTTAATAGTGCCTGTCTTAACCAAGTGCCTCATAACAGTATTGCCATGAACACCATACTGGCTAAGAAATTTCTGAGCCTCCTCAGATTTATCATTGTAATCCTGTGCAGCGTCGTAGTTATCTTTGAATTTTTTTAGTTCTGCGTTACTAGCAACTCTTATGTCTAGCGGAGCTATACCCATGTTTTCTTGGATAGTAATAAGTTGCGTTGCTGAAGGACGCATGCCCTCTCTCTCTCTTGTGTAGTAACCTACAAAATCCTCAGTCATTTCTTTTTGTGCAGTGTTTACTTTACCAAGCAACCTTTCATAAGTTTTTTTACCTAAGTCAGTGCCTCTGTTGTTGTACGCTTCGTCGATCACCGCTTTTTGTTCTGATGGACTAGCAAACTGGATACTAGAAAAAGCAACAGATGCGGTCTGCTCTACCGTAACAGCAGTAGTCAAAGCGTTAGCCAAGTCTTCCCTCTCCGCTAAAACAAGCGTTGAAACAGTAGACGCAAGCAAGTTTTCATCTTCTTCGTCCATTACTCCTTTGTTTGCCTCTATAGAAGCAATAAGGTCTGCTTGATTTGCAGTTGCTTGAATGACAGCCTTGCGTGAAGCGTTTGCTCTTGCGCTGTTGAGTAAAGTTGTCACTTGAGCTATTTGAGTAATATCCGTTACTTTTGCAAAACGCCCTGTTTTATTTGCAAGCTGTTCTTCTAAAGAAACTATATCGCTTAATGATGTATCGTCTTGAGCAAGAGTTTCAGACAACCCTACTAGCATTACGTTAGTTGCTTTCGCTTCAACGCCGTTTCTTCTAGCTGTTAGCTTAGAGATAAGGGTTTCCCGTGAGGAGGCATTAAGAGAGCCTAAATTTACCTTTTGCCCATCATCAAGAACAATGTCTTTACCTTCTCTAATTTCAAGAATTGTTGTGGATAATCCCTCGTCTGTCTGGAAGGTAGCTGACTCATCATAGGTTTCTACTAATTCAGTAAATACAGATTCAATAAGCTCTGCTTGAACCACTTTTTCTTGAGAATCTATAGCGTTCATTCTTGCTGAAAAGTCAGCAGGGCGAAGGTCATCCCTTGCCTCTGTTTGTTTACGCATTTTATCAATCTGGTGTTGTTGAGACGCACCCTCTAACCCTCTAACAAACGAGCCAGAATCTACAGTTTCTTTAAAAGACTGCAAACTATACTTAGGTTTCAAGCCTTGAGATATGAAGGTGTCGTACTCTTCTTCTACGTTCTCCATATTCCTTTTGAACAAGTCGCCCTCTGGGTTCAACCCAACAAACTCTGATAGAGATGTATCCAACCATTGATTAGCTGACTCTGTTCTTATGGCTTGGTTTTTCCCAAACGCAACCTGAGTTCCTTGGGCTAGTTTTGACGCAAATGTAGAATCAAATGTGCCAGAAACTTTTTGAAACTGGCTTCTTGTAAGGCTGCCGCGAAGATTCTCTAAAGATGAAGCGCGTAGCTGGTTAGCTTTAGTTTGTGCAGATGCCTGATAAGATGAAACAGTTGTGTCTTGGTTCTCGTTAGTAAAGTTATTCATCTCTTGATTAACAAGAGTTTGTACATCTCTTTGAGCTTTACTTGTCTCAGCTTGCTTTTCTGCTTGCCCAAACGCAAACGCAACTTGTCCTGCCTTCTCAAAGAAAGCTGCTTGAGCTTGCCCAACAGAAGCAAAGGCTGCACTGTTTGCTCTAGGTGATAATGAGCCAGCAGCGGTTTTAACTTGTGGGCCTAGCCCTTGATTATATAAAGGTATTCTTGGCATTTAATCACCTAAGACATTAGGGTTGCTGCTTTAGACCCACCACTAAGAAGTGAGGTATAAGCCTGATATTTAGCACTTGCTGATCTTGCGCCACCTTCTGCTCTCACTAATGCGGCCTCAGATTGCTTCTGAACTTGCTCTTGATTGCTTGCATACTGAATCATTGCTGCATCCATCTCTGTGCTAGCGTAAGTATCAAACAATGCTTGCAATGGGCTTCCGCTTATTTGCACACCAGATGCGGCAGTCATTAGTCTTTGAGTTCCGACAAGGCGATTAGACTGTCTTCTTAAAGAAACCTCTTCGTCTCTTTTAGCCCTTGCAAGTAAAACACTTTCATTTTCAGCCAAACCAGCATTGAATTCCGCAGTTTGCTGCATTCTTTTTGCAGAGGCCATGTTGCCTTTATAGCCCATCATGCCGCTTACTGCGGATGCCCCTGCTGCTATGGTTACTGGATTTACCATTATATTACCCTTGCATAACGGATATAGTCAGTGCCGTCTGGCCCGTACTTACGCATTATACCCTCTTTTTCAAATCCTAGCCACTGTGCGTATCTGTTAGCCCTAACGTCTGAGGCACATACACTTGCTTGGATGCGTGACAATTCATGCGTTTCTTGAATATGCTGGAACAAATAGTCGGTGTATTTGGCTATGGTCTTAGGAATTTTGTAACCTTCTTTGGCTACCAGTATCCAGGCTTCGCCTACGCCATTCCACATTTGATGAACTCCACCAATCGCAAGTATCACATCCTTGTCCATGCCTGTGTAGCCAATAACATCATCATAAGAAGCAAGCGAATCTTTGCCGCTTTGAGTTAGCTCAAAAGCAAGGTTTATCTTACTGAGGTGTTCTTTCTCAAATTTTATAATATTAGGCATCGAATGTATTAGACCTTCTCATCACAGCAAGCACAGTCATTGGCAAAGGTTGGTTCTGTCGCACTATTATTCTTGCATCGTTGTCGTACCCAGAAGGGAAGTAAACTTCTTTATCACCACTAAACAAAGGCACAGGCTCATCCATAGCCATGCTACTATCTCTAAACGGCAAACGATCTAGATTAGATAGATTTGGCCCTACTTCAGCACCAATGCTATCCAAGAACCTAACTGTCACGCCGTGTATACGCTTTACTTTGCCTTGAGAAATGCCGTCATCAGCACCAGCCTCTAACCGCAAAGTCTCTAGTATTGATGTGTAATTATAGCCAATGTGTACCTTAGTTGCGCTTCTGTCTAAAGTTATAGCTCCGCCTGTTACTATCTTGTCAGCATGAGTGGAACCATCAGCAACAATAGCTACTGTCTCACCTTCGAGATGGTTCAGACTGCTAATCGTTGTTGTTGCGGCACCGCTATAAGTTAAGCCACTATCTACATAAAATGCATCAGCCCCGTCAGTGCCAAAGAAGATAGCCTTCATAAAGCAAATATGACGTACAGTAGACCCGTCTATAGTTCTTTTTACAGACATATACACAGTGTCCTCTGAGCCTTCTGGGACGCTTGTAATGCTTTCAACAATGCAACTGCCTTGGCTAGTAGGTGCTAACCTTGTGCTGTCTGATGTTGCAACAGTTAGGAACCCCTGATTCTCTGGGGCTGTCTCTATAATTGTAACAACTGCTGCGGCTGGGTTAGCAACTGTAAAATCTGCATGGGCATTGATTCGTGTAAAAATATTATCAGCAGTTGTATTGTTGCTTTCGTTTGGCCTCCACCCAAGAGAGGTATCAGCAGGGTCAGTTCCCCCAGCAGCCTCGCTTGTAAAAACAACCGATTCGCCATCGCTTTTAGTTAAGGTAATAGTTGTGCCTATGGCTATGTTTGCATAGTCAGAAACAGTTACCGTTGCCTCGCCAAACTTCCCGCCTAAAGGATGAGTATGCCACCCCACAGCGTTGTTAGCGCGGTCATAGGTTAGCCCAATCAAGCGTCCATCTGTGTGAACAAACCATAAGATAAGCTCTGGCTCCTGTTGCCAAACCATATCACTGACACCACCTCTTAAAATATGGTCAGCTAAGATAGACAAGTCGATGCCAAGTAGACCGTCTGTATCTAAGTCGAACGTAATCTCTTTAACTTTTTCCTGACCTTTTTGGATTAGGATAGTTGAGTTTCCTGCTCGTAATGGCCTAACCTCAGAAGTTCCAAAAGTTGTTTCTCTTAAAATGTTTACATTAGTTGGCGTAACAGGTTGGGTGCCTTGCCCACCAGACAGTGTAAATTCTGCACTACTTGTTAAAATCTGTAGAAATCTAGCTGGCAAAAGATGCTTTATAACATTCACCTTATCAGACGAAATGGTAAAGTTTACCGCACTATCATCTAAGGTTGCTGGCGTATGGTTTTCAAAGTCAGCAGATGTGCTACCAAATATTGTCTGAGGTTTACCAGTAGTTCCAGCAAAGTATAGTCGTTGCTCATAAAAACCAACAGCCCTTGGTTGACCCTCTGTTCCCCCGAAAGAACCTAACGACCAACGAGTCGTTGCGTTACTACTACTTACTACGCTTGCTGGAAGAACCCCCTCACTGTTCTTGAATAACGCAGTAACAGTTGTTGCGTTTGTAAAAGCGGTAATTTTAAGGAACCCTGTTCCGCTATGTTGAAAAGCCCAAGTAATAGCTCCATAAGTCTCAGAGCCAGAAAGATGTACTGGGGGCGTTAGTCCAGAAGTATCTGAACCGCTATCTGTTTTCTTATAAACATTATCACCAAACCTAACTAAAGCGTTCTGGCTATAGCTTGTGCTTGTTGCCCATGCGTCGTGCTGAACCTCTATTACTTCTCTTAACCTAACTAATCTTCCTACATCTGTAGCCGCAAATAAATCAGCAGATGCCGTAAGCGTAACGCTGCCAGTATTTGCAGAAGAATATATAGTGGTGTCAGTAATGTTTTCGTCTAGGTAAGGGCCATCAACAAAATCTATATCTGACAGATCCCAACCAGCATGGGCTGATGTTCTTGTAAGCTTTGCTGGCTCATGGCTTTTGTGGGCTAAAAAAATAACGTCAGCAGATTGAGTGTAGTTGAGTTCAAACACTTGCGCTTCTGTGTAAGTAGTAACTATCTCAACAATTTTTCCTGCGGTTCCACCACTGCCATAAGATGTGAAGCCAGAACTGTTTACACCACTTAGCTGAAAAGTATTTGTTGCTGTGCCAGCCACGGTAAACTCACGGTTATTTACCTGTGTCATTCCAGCAACACCGCTAATAAATACTCTGTCTCCGTTGCTGTAGCCATGCCCATCAGACGTTACAACAGCAGGATTAGCAGATGTGATGCCAGTAATTGCTTTTGTTGCCTCTGTTACAATCCCGCCGTCTTTATAGACACGGATGTAATTTTCACCAAACTCAAGTACATAAGCCTGTTCGTCACTAAACTCAAAGTTTATCAGTCGTATTTTACCACCATCTTTAGACGAGCCAGCATAGTATGTACCTGGCCTTCTGGTAGTTCCGCCTTGAGGGAACACAAGCATATTCTGTAAGGTTTGTGCGCCTTCATTGTACTTTTCTAAGTCAATACGGCCCTCTAGTCTTGGGGAAAGTTCACCAGCCCGAAAGTTGGTAACAATGGTGGATACTCTCGCCATGTCTTAGTACCTTACGTTGATATACTCATTAGCTTGTGGTTGCTCTGGATACCCTTCCATAGCGTCTGCTGACTTAGCATCTCTTAAACGAGATTCATACAAAGCTTGCATGGCTTGCAAAATACTATTACTGCCCGTGATTGCGTAAGCAGTTTCAGCAGCTAACTTATGTGCGATTGCAGACGATAGTAAACTATCATAAAGTTCTGTGTCTTGTTCTCTTGAAATGTATGTAATGTAACAAACACTTTCGTTTGATAGAACTTTTCGGCCTTCTATCTTAAACATTACATTACTATCGTAAGCGGCAACCTCGTTATTAACACTAGAGTTCCAAAATGAAAGAACCCTTAAGCAATAGGGATCTGTGGGCAATGTAAATTGGTAAGCAAAACCAAAAGCAGGGCTTTCACTGTCCCGCGCTAGTTGCCTACGGGTAATTGCAATATTCCAAGGGTGTGCGCGAAGCACAGCGTCCCTGATTGTTTGAAACCGTCTATTACATAAACGGGCTTCTTTAGAATTTTCGGTTAAAGATGTGATGGTAGCTGCACCTAGCAAGTCCATCGCTTCATTACATATGTCTACAACTGATGGCATCGCAAGCTCCAAAAAGAGTTGAGAGGGCGGATAACCGCCCCCTCAGTGTTTTGTTAGTTTACGACGTACTCAATGATAAACGCCATGTCACCACCAGTTCCACCTGTTGCATCAAAGGTTGCTGCAATGTAGTAGAAACCGCCTGGGTCAGATGTGTCACCAGCCATTGTGTATAGCTGTTGACCAGTTGTGTTGAGGTCTGCCGCCTCGTAACGCAATTCAGCTATTGCTGCGCCATCAGCTACGGAAGTGGCAAAGAAGTCGATGTCCTTAACTGCACCAGCATCTGTATAGATGCCAATGTCGTAGGTACAACTTCCGCCTAACCCGTCTGAACCAACGCGAATAGACATGATAGATGCGTTACTTGGAATTGGAGCAAGCATAACAATATCACCGTTAGTGCTGTCTGCCGCCAATAAAGCAACATTTCCTTGAGCTATTCGGACTACGCCTTGTAGCTCTTGAGTCTTGTTAGCAACTTGAGGGGATGCCTCAAGGTTAGCCACCAAGTCTGAGTTTACTGATGCCATCTTTATCTCCTATTAGTCTGGGGTTTCATCACAGAAGACTTGGCAAACTTTTGCTTCTTCCATGCGTGTAGCACCGATTGACATACAGTAATACACTTGTGTTGCGTACCCTTTGTCAGCGCGTTCATCAATACGAGCAGAGATGTCTTTACCCATACCTAATGTAAGCCCATCTTCTGCCCAAGCAAAACAAGTGCGAACATCAGTTGCAGAAACAGCAAGGCGGTTAGTCATGATGAAGCGGAAACCCATAAAGGTATCTACATCGCCCTGTACCAAAGCTTTTACTGTGTTAAAATCTGCTGATGTGATTTGAGTAGTTCCAAGCAAATCTTCAATCTGCTTTGGACCAACTGCAATGTAGCGCGGGATTGAAGGATCAACGTCCTGCAAGTCAAGCTTACGCTTTGCTTCAGTTAGCTTTGCAACTGTCAAACCATCGTTTGAAGAAGCAGAACCTACTGAGTTAGCCGTGGCATCTAAACTCGCAGAGCCAGAACCAGTCTCACCAGTAGAGGCGGAACCAGTCGCAGCAGAGATGATGACATCATCCATCGCACGACCCATAGCAGCAGCCGCCGCTTGAGCGTAAGATGAAGTAGGATCAATCAACATGCGAACTTTATCCTGATCATCAATGAGATCAGCATACTCGTAATCCGCTAAAGACAACCGACGACGACCATGTGGTGTGTCAATCTGTGGTGTATCAGCGTTTCTTGATGTACGAAGCTGTGCTGTAGCTACGCCAATTTGGTCAATGAAAGCATTTTTTCCAATAACATTTTCAATACGCACCGCATCACGAAGACGAGAACCCATCTGCTGTGATAGCATCTGCACGTTTGCAGAATATTGTTGAACAAATGCCGTGGTGATTTGATCGGACATACTATGCCCTCCTTTAAAAACACGGGTTGAGTTAAACTAATTGCGATGCGCTACCCTTACGGACACTTCTAGGTTTTTGAGCCACCATTAGGCTATCGTCTTTCCGATTGTCTTTAGGACGAGCTTCCTCGCTACCCTGCATAACAATCTCCCAATACTTATCGAAGAGCTTGTCAGGTTCTAAAATATCACGTTGTGTGCCAAATTCCAATGCTGTTCTTAAAACTTCTAGTCGCAATGAAACTTTTTCAAGTGTGTCCATGAATCATCCCCATCAATTCTTGGACTTTTTTAATGGCGTTCTGTCTGCCTACAACATTGCGTCTGTCCCAATAGGCGTGTGTTTTGTCGTTCATAATTGCGTCAACTTCTGCTTGCGCTGAAACAGCCGTCATTCCACCAGACTGAGACATTTCAGAGATAGTGTCTTCACTTGTTACGTTCTGACGGAAATCAGCAATGTTAGAAAACGCTTTTATTACATCTGGGTTGTTACCTAGCTTTGTGCCGTCAGCCAGTTGAAGTTCCAT